GACCAGTAACGGCTGTTACTAAGACTCCTGACATTGAGATGGACGATACAGAATTAACATCAGAACAACTGAAGAAAAAGAAGACAGGCAAAAAAGGCCTGAAGATTCAGCTACAGGACACAGCTACGCAGACAGGTAGTACTGGTTCTGGAGTACAAGTACCTACAGGAGAGTAGTTATGGGTAGTATTGGAAAGATTTTCGGTGGATCAAAGCGATCATACACTGCTGCTAAAACATCTACACCAGCTACTGCTGCTGCTAAACAAACAGAAGAAGATGATAGCACTGAATTAGCTACTACCTCTTCCATGTTAGGTATCAAGAAAAAAGGTAAGAAAGCTCTTGTTACGCAACCAGCCGCTGCAAATGTAGGCGGTGATGGTGCATCAGGACTTAACATTCCAAAAGGATAATTAAATGGAACAAGGTGTAGGTGAAGTAGCTAAACGCTACAGTCAACTTGAAGGGGAGCGAGACACCTTTTTAGAACGAGGACGTGAAGCAGCAAGGCTTACCATTCCTACTCTTTTACCAGATGAAGGTCATAGTAGCTCTAGTATCTACAGTACACCATATCAAGGTATAGGGGCAAGGGGTGTAAACAATCTCGCATCTAAATTGCTTCTGGCTCTACTACCTCCTAACAGTCCCTTCTTCAGACTTACTATTGATGACTTTGATTTACAGCAGATTGCTGGTGATAATCGTGGTCAGGTAGAAGAAGGACTAGCACGAATTGAACGTGCTGCTATGCAAGAGATTGAGGGTAAGGCTATCCGTGTCCCTGTCTTTGAAGCACTAAAGCTTCTCATTGTGACAGGTAATGCTCTTGTATATATGCCTAAAAAAGGCGGTATGAAAGTATACAGACCTGACCGTTACGTTGTTAAGCGTGACGCTATGGGTAATGTTCTAGAAATCATTACAAAAGAATCAGTATCACCTGTTATGCTTCCTGATGAAGTACGACAGATGTTACCACAAAACGAAGACCCTACTGACACACACAAAGCAAACTCACCACATAAGAGTTATGACTTGTACACTTGTCTAGTATCTACTGACAAGGGTTTTATGACCCATCAGGAAGTAGCTGGTGTAGAAGTACCTAATTCTCGTGGTACGTTTAAGAAGGAAACTAATCCTTTTATTCCTCTACGGTTTATCCGTATTGATGGTGAGGACTATGGACGTGGGTATGTAGAAGAATACATTGGAGACCTGAGAAGCCTTGAGTCACTTACTCGTGCTATTGTGCAGGGTAGTGCTGCTTCCTCTAAGGTACTCTTTCTTGTACGTCCTAATGGTACAACGAAATCATCTGACCTTTCCAAAGCACCTAACGGTGCGTTCCTTAATGGTGACTCTAATGATGTGTCAACCCTACAGGTACAAAAGGCATCTGATTTCCGTGTAGCACTAGAAACTATGCGGATGATTAATGACCGTATGGCTGCTGCCTTTTTGTTGAACAGTTCAGTACAACGAGCAGCAGAACGTGTGACAGCAGAAGAAGTTCGCTTCATGGCACAGGAGTTAGAGACAGCCCTTGGTGGTGTGTACTCTATTCTGTCTCAGGAGTTTCAGCTTCCTCTAATTAACATTCTACTAAACTCTCTGCAACAGCAGGGTAAGATGCCTAAGATGCCGAAGGATAGCGTTAAGCCTACCGTTGTTACTGGTATTGAGGCACTTGGTAGAGGTCAAGACCTTAATAAACTTGCAACTTTCTTGCAGTATCTACAGCCGCTAGGGGCTGAAGTTATTGCTAGTGAGATGAACATCAATGACTACATTGACCGTCTTGGTGCTTCTCTAGGGATTGATACTTCTGGTCTGATTAAATCACAGGAACAGAAGATGCAAGAGCAAATGCAACAACAACAAATGATGCAACAACAGATGTTGGAACAGACAGCTATGGGAGCAGCACAAAGAGCAGCCCCAGCCGTAGCTGGTAACATAGACCCTGACCAAATACGTCAGGCATTGGAGCAAGTTAGCGAATGACAGAATCAGTGAATACACACCAAGAACAACCAGCAGAATCACAAGAGCATATTGATGCTATGTTGAAAAAGGTAGAGGGACAAGCACCCTCTGATCGTCCTGATTGGTTGCCTGAAAAGTTTAAGAGTCCAGAAGACATGGCAAAGGCTTACTCAGAATTAGAGAGTAAGCTTGGTAAGGGTAGTAAAGAAGAGACCCAAGAAACAGATGAACTAGCTGAACAGGTAGAACAGACTAGCTCTGAAGTTTCCGAAGCCCTAGATGCCAAGGGGCTGGACTTTGACGTATTTCAACAGGAGTACTTAGATAATGGAGAGCTTTCTGCTGATGCTTATACAGCATTGGAAGAGGCTGGCTTCTCTCGTACTCTTGTTGATAGTTGGATACAAGGTCAGAACGCCCTGTCCACACAAGTAGAAGCAGAGATGCACTCTATTGTAGGTGGTCAGGAGCAGTATTCTGAGCTTATGCAATGGGCATCTAACAATCTACCTGAAACAGAAATAGATGCCTTTAATGCAGCAGTAGACTCACAGAACCCTTCTAATATCAGGTTTGCTGTACAAGGACTTTATGCACGTTATCGTTCAGAGGCTGAACCAAATCTTCTAGAAGGAAGTACTGGTACTGTGTCCTCTGGTGGGAAGTTTGAAAGCAATGCAGAATTAACTGCTGCTATGCGTGACCCTAGATACGCTAAAGACCCTGCCTACAGGCAACAAGTCGCTGATAAGTTGGCTCGTTCTAGTCTGTTCTAAATGTTGCATTGGAGTGGAGACCTACTGGTGAGAAAGACTACAATGCTTTCCCGAAATCCAAGTCTCCTCTCCTTCTAAACACATCTACTATGGGTGTGCTTAGAAGGGGAAACCCTACCTCAAGTTATTACTGACTAAAATAACCCTGACCCCTTGCGAGGGACAATCTAGGCCAAGACGTGTTGGTGGTGCTGAGACAATTAACTCAACATTATCTTTTAGAAAGGGATGATATTATGGCTTCTGCCGCTTCAAACCCTGCATATAGCGTTAGCTTTCAGGGACAAAATAATAACACAGGTGACGTTCGTGACTTGTTTCTAAAACTCTATGCTGGTGAAGTTCTCACCGCATTTGAGGAAAAGAAAGTCATCATGGACAAAGTGCGTACTCGCACAATCTCAAAAGGAAAGTCTGCTTCCTTCCCAATGACAGGCCGTGCTTCTGCTGAGTACCTGACCCCCGGAAATGAAATCACTGGTGGTCAGATTCGTGCTGGTGAACGCATCGTTAGTATTGATGATCTGCTGATTAGCTCACAGTTCATTGCTAATATTGACGAAGCAATCAACCACTACGATGTTCGTTCAATCTACTCAAAGGAAGCTGGTATTGCATTGGCTAACGAAGCTGACCGTAACGTAGCTCGTATGCTGGTTAAGGCTGCTTTGTCAACCAACACTACTCGTGCTGCTGGTCTTATTCAGGACTACAAGTCATTCACTGAAGAAGACTTCACAGACAACGTAGTAATCGGTGACAACGCTGCTGACGATCTAGTAGCAACCGACATCGCACAAGCTATCTTCAACGCTCGTAAAGAGATGGAGAAGAAGAACGTACCGACTGATGGCGCAGTAGTAATGCTTCCACCAGACCAGTACTATGCACTGCTTGATGTGACCGATGGTAACAAGCTGGTTTACATGAACCGTGACTTCGGTGGTGAAGGCTCTATTGCTTCTGCAACTGTACCTTCAATCGCTGGTATGCCTGTTTATATGTCAAACCATGCCGATGTAAGTAACCTTTACACCGCCCTTGCTGTAGGTGCTGGTGAAGGTGAAACATCAGACAACGCACCTCTGGCTAACACTGCTGGTTCAGGCCGTGCGACTCACTATGACTTGCCTACTACTGATGTAGATGGTGCAGACATGGTGGCTCTCGCTGCTCGTATCCGTGGCTTCGTGTTCACACCAGACGCTGTTGCTACTGTTAAGCTGATGGACTTAGGCCTTGAGTCTGAGTACCAGATCAATCGTCAGGGTACACTGATGGTTGCTAAGTACGCTATGGGACATAACGTCCTGCGTCCAGCTTCAGCTATTGCTCTTCTTGAGTATGCCTAAATAATAGAGGGGAGAGGCTTCGGCTTCTCTCCTTTTTTTTATTATGCACGTTTTTCTATTGTTAGTTTACTTAGGAGTGGGTGACGACAGAGTACTCATCAGTAATGATATGTACTTTAGGTCTATCCTAAATTGTAACTTTTTTGCTTCTGAGGTATCAAAACGATATGGTAACTATCAGTACTCTGACTGGATAGATAATAGGGATAAGGTTACAGCCTACTGTGTTCCTAAATATATTAACCCTGACACAGTGGAGGTATACTGATGCTTGCAGAATTAGCTGCGGCTAATGCAGCATTTGCCATTATTAAAGAAGCAGTCTCTAATGGTAAAGACCTTCTTAGTGCTGGTGCTGCTATTTCCGATTTTGTAAACGCTAAAGAAGACCTAAGAAAAAACGGTGAGAAGAGAAAGAAATCACCATTTGCCTCTAACGATTTAGAAGAATTTCTTGCCCTAGAGAAGATCAGAGAACAAGAAGAACAACTACGAGAAATAATGATATGGTCTGGTAGGGCTGGTCTCTGGAATGACTGGCAAAAGTTTCAAGCAGAGGCTAGAAAAGAAAGAATTAGACAGCAAGAAGAAGCCCTAAGAAAACGACAGGAACGAATAGAACTCATACAGTTAATTATAGCAGGAATTGTTGTTCTTATTGGTATTGCTTGTCTTGTGTGGTGGGGTATATGGTTAAGAGGATATTAGAGTATCATGAAAAACATGAAGATTAAAAAGTCTCGCGTCAATGAGGCTGGTAACTACACCAAACCTACCATGCGGAAAAACCTGTTCAATAAGATTAAGGCAGGAACAAAGGGTGGTAAGTCTGGTCAGTGGTCTGCTCGTAAGGCTCAGATTCTTGCTCGTGAATACAAGGCGAAGGGTGGGGGTT